AATGCGGAAAGAGCGCACAGGCTCAGACTTCATCAATTGGATAGCTTGCTCGGCAAATTGAGCGTCATCCGTACCCATAATTCCTGACATTTCAATCAGGTTTTGTGGGCTATACAGGTCACACATCAACTGCGCCTTGATCTTAAGCAGGTCAGACGCAAACACTGCCACATCGTGCTGCATACGCTTGAGGCGCATAGAGGCGTATTGGCCTTTGATCTGTTGGGCGGTAGCAGTCTCACTAGCCACGCTAGAGCCACGAATAATGTCAGATAGACCAGTTACATCGTAGACCACTTGTTTAGCGGCTTCACGGGCTTTGTAGCACTCATTCAGGGCTTGCATGACTTCAGCAATAGGCAAGAAGTCCACAGTGCCTTTGATGCCGCCCTTTTCGCTAAATGCAGCCCATGAATCCACAGGAATCAGCGTGTTGTCTACGCCTTCAGTCAGCATACGTTGAATTGAAGGCTGAGATGCGTCATACACACCCACAACCTTAACAGCGTCAACCAGCAATGAGATGCGGTTAGTCAGCTTGTCGATTTCCTCGGCTTGGTCTTGATACAAAGCGTAATCAGGAACAGGCACTAGCTGATCTGTGGTCTGCGTAGCAAACAGAGGTTTAGGGCAAGGCCAGAAACCATCAAGGCCATAAGGGTCGTTTTTGTGATCTAAGAGCTTGTCGTATCCATCAGCTACCCAGTAGACACATTCATTGTCTTTATCCCAAATCTCCCATACTTCAGCCTTCTTCATGCGGTCAATCTCGCCTTGGCTGACGCCTTGAGATTTCATGTCATCGAGGCCAGTAGGCACATGAGACAGTGTTACATCGCTGAATTCTTCGCCAAAGCGTTCAATCACTGCATCTTTGGTCATGTACACGCGGCGAGCAACCCATGTCACTTCATCCCAAGTGCGTGCAGGCGTACAGCGGAAATCTTCCCAGTAAACGTAGTCACATGGCGTTGTTTCAATGTTGATTTCAGGCTGACCAGCGTACATCTCAACAGTTGGAGCTGCATATCCATCGCCTTCAGTATCCGAGAATTCCTCGGTAGCTGATTCCGCCGCTTGCATCTCAGGCGATTCGACTGTTTCAACTGATTTAGTCTCAAATCGAACCCAAGCCACACCACGACCAGGCAACAAACGGTCAGTTACCGCAGCTTTTACGGCAAAGTCGTAATCACCGTAGTGGTCAATCTCATACTGCAAAGCACGCTCAAGGATAGTTGCGGCAGTGCGTGAAACAGGGTCTCTGTCTTTCCAACGGCGTTCCACTTGGGCTCGTGGTGTACGGCCATACAAAGCAGGAAGAACCGTCTGTATATTGCTCCATAAAATGTTGTAGCGCTTGGCTCCGCTATTGCCAGCAGTGCGTTCATCACGGTAGCGTTTGACGATCTTCTTCGAGCGCGTGACCCAGTCTTTATCTTCCTTCTTGGCAAGTTTTAGCTCTTGATGCCAGCGGCGAGCTTCTGCAACTGGGTTCATCTCTTTATCGCTCATTGTTTGTTCCATTCTTGTGCAATTTGCTCGGCAATATAATGGCTAGTCAATGTAGCCCCTGATTTATCCGAAAAAGTCAGGCAGTTAACGCCATCTTTGTTTTCTACGCCTGAAAACTGGCTTGAATACGCCACAGCTTTGTATGGCGGCTTTGCAAAGTACTTTGCAGGTACGGCGTTTACTTGTATATTCATTGCCATTCCTTTGATACTTGTTCTAGGCGCATTGATCTGTCATTGAAGCGCACTTTCTTAATACAAGACTTGATGGATTCAATGAAATCAGCGCTCAAAGGCTTGCCAGCATCTACATCCTTAATGGCTTTTGCAAATACACGGCTTGGTCTTGTGCGCTGGTGCAGATTACTAACAGCTTGAGCATGAAGAAGAAGATCAATCGTAATCATATCCGTTCAACCCTTTTAGATGTTTCGGCCCACATATCATTTAGTGGAATTGTCACGATTTTACCCGTTTTTTCGCCTTTAATCGCAAATTTATCTGGTTTATCCTCGTTTTTCTCTTTGAACTCTTGCATAGCCTGGCAACCGTAAGCAAACGCATCGCTTGGGTGTGATGCCCAATTATGGTTAGGCTCACGGCTGAATACACCGTTTTCCTCGTTGTAAAGGAATTCCCATGCTCTTAGTCCGTCTAAACCATCTTCGCAAAGTGTCGCATTAAAGGCGCACCGATCAATAACAGTCCTAGCCGCGCTGATCTGGTCTAGCTTCTTTGATTGAGGCACTAGGCCAACGTGTTGCACACCAAAGGCACGAACGAATTGCTCCATCGTTGTATGGCGCGATTGAAACGTCTTTGCCCGTGAATCATGCGGTAGCCATATCTTGCCCACTTTGCCGCCTAGCTCACGGATATTGTCTTGTATGCGCGGAATCCACTCCTCCGCATCTAGGCCACTGTCGCCATCGTATTTAAGGACATTGAAACCGCCTGGTACTCGTTGCCAATACCAGAACGATGCCGTATCTCTAAAGCCTAAGTCAGCCGATACTTCAATTGGCATACCTTCAGGGTCATATACAACGTCTTTATGGATTCGCCCATCTCTTTCAGCTTGGCCTACCCATTTAGCAAGGATAGCGCCTTGACTTGAGCCATAAGCGCCATTCCACACGTGTTCAGCCTTATCTGGGTCTTTCTCAAAGTCTGCCAGCATATCGTCATACAGCGGCGTTCCCTTAAACCAAGGGTTATCGTTCCAGTTAATCATTACGCTTACTGCGTTGTCTTGATTGCCCGAACGAAAGAACTTGTCAACCGCATCTGTCTTATAGCGCGGGTTCCAGCTAAACCATAGCTCTGAATCCTTCTTACGGATAGTAGGGCGCAATAGGTCTAGCGAATGTTGGCTAAGTGTCTGCGCTTCCTCTACCCATGCAATATCAAAGCCTTCAAGAGACTTGATGTTCGCGGCGTTAAATGATTGCAAGCCCTTAAAGATGATCTGGCTATCGTTTGGGCCGCGAATCTCTGACTCAAGGATGGTGAATTGATGCTCTACGCCAAAGCCTATGATCTTGTCTGTCAATAGCTGTTTGACGGATTCCTTGATGGAGTTCTGCACCTCACGCAGACAGACAATGCGCTTACCAGCCAAAGCACCGCATATCACCTGTTCAGCAAAGAAGTGAGACTTAGCGCCACCGCGACCACCGTATGCGCCTTTATAGCGTTTTGGGTATAGCAGTGGTAATAGCTTATCTGGGACTTCAATTCTTAGGCTTGACAATGACGTATTCCAGTTTCGTTACCGTTTGAAGTGGATTATCCTCATCTCCAACCATCTCAGTACGAGCCAACTTAGGCGTTGCGTACTCAGCTAATTGAGCCATTAGCGTCAAAGCACCTTTAGGGTCTGGCTTTACTAAATCACCATCGCCATAAGCAACGGTTTCTAGCCATTTCTGAACGTTTTCAGCGTTACCCTCTAGCATGGCACTAACTGTCTCTCTAAACGTCTTGGTGGCCTTATTAACGCTTCCTTTAGGCCTTCCACGACCACGGTTAGTTAAATTGTCGTAATTGTCGCTCTCTAATTTATTCATACTATCGGTCATACATTCTCCATAGGGTTTTCCTAAGTGCTTGAATTATAACGGTTTTTTAGATTGATGGCGGGCATGAACTCCACACCCCTGCATCCCCGCTACGCAGAGACTTGCTTATTTAAAAGCTACTTCACCATCACGGCTGAGTATTGTTTACGGTAGCTAATCGTTAGTCTCATCGGGATTAAGGACTTGTAGTTGGTTAGCTTGCAAGACACCAAACTCTCAGAGGCCCAATGACCGATTTTATAACCCAATACTCATGCGTGATAGTGCTAGTCTTTACTAGCAGTCTTGATTTTATCAGCTCACAGCATCTTTGCGGTATACCAAGCCAAAGTGCATACGGCTAGGAATGTTAAGGAATTCGTACGCGCCTGGTCGATTGCCAAGCTGTCGAAGCTCCTTCCCATCGTAACGCTCAGTCATGGTTAAGCCGCATATCCGCTTTGTCGCCTTTTCAACTTCTTTGGCCTCAATAGCCTTGCGCCCGTCATTGGTCAAACTCCAAGCATCGCCAATCTTGACGCAAAGGCCAAGTGCTTGTGTCTCTTCCAAGTAGCGAATTGAGTGCAAAGCGTGGGCGGTTTGGTCAATCTGGCCCGTGGTTATTTCAAGCTCTGTGCGTGGGCCGTTGCTCAAACGCTTCAAGATTGCTTTGTGGTTTTGTTTTAGTTTCATTTGTTGCTCACTTGTGGTGCTATGCCGTACATGGCGGCAACTGCTTTTGCTACTCGCTTGAAAGCTGCAAGTGATTGCACATCCTTGTGCAACTCTGGGCTGTTTCGGTATGCGCGTTCATGTTGCGCATCAGTCCAAACTTTTATCGCCACAGGCTCATCATGCTCTTGCTTGGCTAGTGCTTCTTTTAGCGCATCTCTTGTCTCAAGTGGTCGCAAAATTGCACCATGTTCGCAGTACATTTCCAACGCCTCAAGCGCCAGCTTTAATGCTTCTTTCATATTCTCTCCTTTAAAGATAGCCCCATTATTGAGGCTATTCCTTACAAATTACTTGCAAATCAGAATGGAATCATTGAATCATCATCAAACTGTGCTGTTTGTTGACCATTGCTTGCTTGTCGTGGCTGTTTAATTCCTCGATCTTGCTCTGTTTCTTGCTTGCGACCGCCTTGCAGAGCCAAATCAACCACACGCACGTCAAAAGCTGTTTTCTCTTGGCCTGTCTTGTCTTGGTACTTGCGCTGTGCCAGTGATCCGCTTACGGTCACGCTTTGACCTTTGGAAAGATATTGCTGCAAAGACAATGCGCGTTTACCAAAAAGTGAGCAATTCCAGAAAATTGCGTCTTTGTTTGCACCTTGGTTATCAGCGATAGAAAACGTCAGAACGTTGTCTCCGCTGTTTGTGGCGCGAAGTTCTGCGTCTTTGATGAGATTGCCAGCGATGTTGATAGAGTTCATTTGCTTTCCTTAGTTGTTTCGCTGTTTAATCTGTCAGCTACCAGTTTTGCGTAACCCGCAATATCTGTCCAAGAATCATCATAATTTGGGTCTCCACTAATGATTCTGCCTAATTTATGAGCAATCATTTCAAGAGATTCTTTTTGATCGTCTGCAAGACTATCCCATTTCTCGCCCATTTTTGACTTAAAAATGGCTTTCAAAGTCTGCGTGACTTCTGCATGATCTGTAAATTTCCCATATCTTGCGCCACGCTCTGCCAATGTTTTATCAATATCTGTCATTGCAACACCACCCATTTAGTTAAACCTTGCGACACATATCCACGCGCTTTAAGGCGCTCGTCTCTGTCTTGTATGTCAGTGGTCAAGATTGCATTTTTAGGCGCTAGAAGGCCCTCTTTGACCGTTTTATACAAGGCTGTTGGGCGCTTGCTTCTTCCTTCGCTCCAGCTATGGATGTAAACACGCTTGTTTCTTGCCATTGATGTTCTGGCTACATCAGGGTTTACGTCAAGTGCTTTTGAGATAGCGTATGAAGTCATGCCTTCAGGATGTTTGTCCAAAAGTTCCGTGATTGCGCGTTGCAACCAATATTTATCTGATTTGTCCACGAGATCACCTGTTTCAAAAAGTGCTGCTGTGATTTCCATAAAACTTAGGTCTAAGCCTTCCTTAACCTTGTCTAGTGTTTGGTGTGCGTTCATTGCTTGGCCTTTTCTAGTGCTTCTTTTGCAATAGTTAAAGAAGGACTGCTTTTGATACGAGAAATTTGTACCATTAACTTCAAAGCCTCTACCAACTCAGCATTGATAGCGTGTAAGCGGTCAATTTCTGCCGCCATGTCTAAATCAGCCTCTACCAGTTGCACCTCAGGAATTGATTGAATCTCTGTCCGCAACTTAGCAAACACACTTCCTGATTCGTAAAGTTCTTTCAAAGATGCTTCGTCAATCCAAATTTCTTTTTTCATTTCATTCCCCTTGTTGAGCCTCTATCTTAAAAGCTGTTTCTTTCTTGAATCTTACTTTTACTTAAAAAGATTGTGATTTAGCCTCTTTTTCGTAGCGCCCGTTTCTAAAGCCTTTGCAGTGTTTCAAGAAATTAGCCACTTGGTCAGGAATCTCTTTTCCAATCCAAACCGCGCTTTTTGTCCAGTGATGCAGTACCCATGTTTGACCATCTGTGAACCCCTGCTCGTCTGCTATCTCGTCTAGGTATTCTTCTGTTATCAGCATCTCATTCCCTCTTGGTTAGCTTTTTGGTGAAGTTTTCGGCATAGCAACGCCCTATCCGTGAGGATAAAACGCTTTTTAGCTTTTCGGAGCCAGCCCCCGTATATAGCTTTATTCCCAGACTCTTTAGCCTTATACCCCGTTGATTGCTTGACGTTCTATGACATAGGCCGCACAACAGGTTTTAAGACCATCCACCGCGCTCTAGGACTCGCCCACGCTCCCTGCTCTGGCTTGCTCGTGTTACAGGGTTTACACAACGATCTGTGCCTTTGTTGCCTCAACCACCGACGTTCCGCATTGAGACTCAAAGTATTCGGCGGACTTCTCCGAGTAACACGGCTGAAAAGCAAAAAACCCTGCTAGAGAGGCTTTAGGCTTGGTGGCCGCATAAGAGGATGCCTACACATCGTTCTCAGCTTTGACGAAGCCTGCTCTAGCAGGGTGTTCTATCACTTTGTAGGAAGCTACTGAGAGTTACCAATTCTCAGATGCGGTGGATTATACACCATGTTTTTATTGTGTTGTCAAGTTATTTTTTACGTAGTTCTTCAGCTAACAAATCAGGAGCGGCTACGCCCATTGCTGCTGCTGTGGCTGCTGTCTTGCGAAATGGGTCAAAGGCGGCAAATTGAGAGCGTAAGAGCTCAGGATTAAACATGAATGTGGTATCGCCTATGCGTGAATCTACGCCGTTTTGCTTAGACCATGTAGCGTTGTCAAGCACTTTTTTTATGGTCGCAGAATCTTTGCCTTTATCAAGTGCAATACGAGCAAAATCGTTTGTTGTTTCTGCTTCTGGAAACTTTGAAAGCATTAAGTTGTTCCAGTTATCACCTTTTGCGCTTGCGCTTAAATTTTTACCTTTGTTCATCAGTAAAGGCATGACATTCCCGCCTTCTGAATAACCAATTACATCACCCATTCCGCTAGTTGTTTGACCCGCATAAGTGGATGATGTTGCAGGATTGCTAGATACAACCGTTCCGTAAGGTGTCCCAGTTTTTCTACGCATATCTGCCATTGCAGGGTCAAAAGCCCTAATGTCTGCATTTGTGCCATGATAAACAGGCGTATCAAATCCCATAGCGGCGGCGCGTTCTGTTGCCGTGTTTGTTGGTGGCAGACCTAAACCGCCTTGTTTAACAGGTAATGCGGCCCTTTGTTGCGCTAACAACATAGCTTCTTCTTGTGGGCCTTTAAATGCCCTTAAAGCGTCTACGAGTGCATCTACACCCTTTGAGCCAGCTTTAATTAATGGTGCGAAATTAGGCATAAAAAACCCCTATGATGCCTGTATTTTAGGCGATTCATAGGGGTTAGTAAAGAGTGTTATTTAGAGTTTTTATATTTTAAAATTGATTCTGCCATACGCATTGCTTCTTGTTCTAAATGTGTAGTTGAGTGAAAATCATTTTCTGCTAGGCCAATCCATTCAAAATTTTTTTGCGTCATGTCATAAAGCACCTGCATACGGTTTACTAATGTACGTAATGGAACCCCTTTACGAATATTTACATGACCAATCTTTATATCACATGGAATTGGCGCATCCAATGGATCTTGCTTTTTTGTTGTTCTTGATGAACCTACGTGACGATCTTCGCCTCGTAAATAACGACCTACATTCATACGTTATCCTTAAAAATAATTTCTCTAAAACAAAAAACAGACATTAAAACTATCTCAGCTTCTTTTTTAAACTGTTCAGAGCTTGATTTCCAAACCTCATCAAAAGTAGCTTCTAACGCAATTGCAGCGTTTAAACAAATTGCTTTTGCGCCTATATCAATCATTTCATCTGTAATTTCAATTTCCATTTTTATCTCCTGTTGATGTGTCTATTGTGCATAGATTTCTTACAAAAAACTTACATTTAAGAAATTTTATGTGCTTTTTCTGCGGCTCTTATCCCTCTGTGAAAAATAGTTTCGGGTTTTAAATCTGGTTGAAACCAGTCTGGTTTTTGTTCTTCAATTTGTTCAAGCGTAAGTGGTTTACGTTCTTTTGATTCGGTGTAAAGTAAATCTCTAACTTTTAAATCTTTTGACCAATCGTGGCGACAGTAAAGAAGTTGAAAACCACTACCAATAACAGCCACTGGCTCACTATGATCTTTCTTCAATGTTTCTTCTAAGGATTTGATGGCTAATTTATAACGAGCCGTAACAGGACAATCTTCACTAGGCAAATGCCTATCGTTGTATGAATGATGCGCTCCATTACAAACAAATGCTAGGTCTACCAAGTTCAACGCCTCAAGCGCCAGCTTCATAACTTCTTTACTCATACCATCACCCCTTTTTTCAATCGTTCAAGCATCTCACGCACGTTTTGCGGTATAGGAGCCGCTTTCTTTGCATCTTCATCCATCTTCTTTAGCGCAGGGTCTACAAAGGCCACGTTTACGTTTACCGTAACTTCTGGTATCTCTGCACCATCCCAACGCATTTGATTGATGTAAACAAGAGGCGCAGGAATAAAAGCACCATTGTCTTTTTTCCAATCGTTTG